CAAGATGCAGATTCACCTGACAGACTTGATGCGATGGTGCAGGCTTTTAGCGACCTGTTAGGTAAGTCAAGCGTAAGCCATTACTTCAATAGTATTGCTCATTTTTGTCGCACTTGTGCGTTGCCCTTTCCTAAATCAATGAGCCTTTGTCCGAAATGCGGAAGCGCTATCATTGCCCCAACTCAGACAGTGGGAGCCTAAAAATGAGCGCTGGTATTTTTAATACTGTGATGGACCAAGGCTCTGTTTTTACTTTACAATTAACTTGTGAGGACCCTTCAGGAACACCAATTAATTTGACTGGATTAACTGCAGAGATGCAATTGCGTTCTTTACCTGATGATGCAAATGCAGTATTGACTTTAAGCACTGCGAACGGAGATATTGTTATACAAGGAGCGCAAGGTATAATTACTATTACTGCTTCTTCAACAGAAACAGAATTTATTAGTCCTGGACCGTATTATTATGACTTGGAATTAACCGACCCTGTAGATAACGATGTAACTCGTGTAATACAAGGACAAATAGTAGTGAGCGCTGAGGTAACACGATGACTAGCAACGAAATTCTTTTTACATCTAACCCAAATCAAATTATTGTTCAATTTCCTGGACCACAAGGAACACCGGGTGCGCAAGGTATTCAAGGGCCTGCGGGAAGTGTTCAAGGTGTACAGGGTGCAACTGGAATACAAGGTGTTCAAGGTTTAATTGGTGTTCAAGGTGTACAAGGGCAAACAGGACCACAAGGAATTATTGGTATTCAAGGTTCTCTTGGTATTCAAGGTATACAAGGAGTTTTTGGCGCACAAGGTGCAACAGGTACACAGGGCGCAACAGGAATTCAAGGCACATTAGGTGTGCAAGGCGCAACAGGAACGCAAGGAACATTTGGTATACAAGGCGAACAAGGATTGCAAGGTGTACAAGGTTTATTAGGTGTACAAGGCCATATCGGTATCCAAGGTGAAACAGGAACGCAAGGCGCACAAGGTGTACAAGGATTAGAAGGACATCAAGGCATCACAGGAGCGCAAGGATTTCAAGGCAACATAGGAACACAAGGTGTGCAAGGTTTTGATGGCGCACAAGGAACAGATGGTTCTCAAGGTGTGCAAGGTATTAACGGAACACAAGGCACACAAGGATTAGAAGGGCATCAAGGTACAACTGGAACACAGGGTGCTACAGGTAATACAGGTATTCAAGGCGCACAAGGCTCTTTAGGAATTCAAGGAACACAAGGAATTCAAGGCGAAGAAGGTACACAAGGATTAGATGGCGTACAAGGTTTTGACGGACCACAAGGAATTGTCGGGCCACAAGGAACACAAGGCGTGCAAGGAATAACTGGAATTCAAGGACAGACTGGAGCGCAAGGCACAACAGGTATTCAAGGCCATGTTGGTGCGCAAGGTCTTGATGGCATACAAGGTGCAACTGGAACACAAGGTTTACAAGGGTTGGAAGGTCTGCAGGGAACGGAAGGCGCACAAGGTACTGAGGGAATTCAAGGACAAACTGGCATACAGGGAACTACAGGAATACAAGGAACGACAGGAACTCAAGGAACGCAGGGCACACAAGGTACGCAGGGCGCGCAAGGTGTTCTAGGTTTACAGGGAATACAAGGCACACAGTCAATACAAGGATTAGAAGGTAGCCAAGGCGCTAACGGAATTCAAGGAACAGAGGGCGTTCAAGGCACACAAGGAATTTTTGGTATTCAAGGTGGCAATGGAACTCAAGGCGTACAAGGCATTACAGGTGCAAGTGGCACATCATCTTCTATCTTTGATTATAAAGCACAGGCTAATTCACAAACACCGCCTCCTACAAATGGTCACATTCAATGGGATACAACAACGCAAATTGCGGCTTCTAATCTTTATATTTCTCATCAAACACGCCACGGCGTAGACATTGATGTATTGCTTGCAAATATTAAACAAGGCGATGCAATTGTTATTCAAGATGCAGGCGACCATGTTAATTTCCAAGAATGGGAAATTAGTGGAACACCTGTAGAAACTTTAAATAGTTATTGGACATTCCCTGTTACTTTGCTTGATTCAGGCGGCACAGGAACAACTAATTTTGGTCATCAATTAGACATTTCATTAATAACACAAAGCGTTGGTGTTCAAGGAACTACGGGCGCGCAAGGAACTATTGGCACACAGGGTGCAACGGGCGCACAAGGTACACAAGGTCTTGAAGGATTGCAGGGCATTACAGGCGCACAGGGAACTCAGGGAGTGCAAGGAACTCTAGGGTTACAGGGAACTACAGGAACTCAAGGTGCGCAAGGAACGCAAGGTATTAATGGAATTCAAGGCGTACAAGGAGAAGTAGGCGCACAAGGTATAGAAGGATTGCAAGGAGTAGAGGGTGCGCAAGGTCTTGTTGGTTCTCAAGGAACAACAGGTTTACAAGGTACAACAGGGTCACAGGGAACAACTGGAACTCAAGGAGTACAAGGTGTTCAGGGCGAAACAGGCTCTCAAGGTATTGAAGGTTTACAAGGATTAGAAGGTGCGCAAGGAACAGAGGGCGCACAGGGTCTTGAAGGTTTACAGGGAATCACTGGAACGCAGGGAACAACAGGAACTCAGGGCACTCAAGGCATAACTGGTATCCAAGGACAAACAGGAACTCAGGGAGTTGAGGGTGCGCAAGGAATAGAAGGCGCACAAGGTGAAACCGGTATTCAAGGAGAAACGGGCAGTCAGGGCTTGGAGGGAATCCAAGGATTTGACGGTACTCAGGGAATTACGGGCATACAAGGTGTGCAGGGTACAAATGGAGTGCAAGGAATTACAGGTGCGCAAGGTACAACCGGCGCTCAAGGTACTCAAGGTTTAATTGGGGCACAAGGATTAGATGGAACACAAGGCGAAAATGGAACACAAGGAATTGCTGGTATTCAAGGAGAAACTGGAATACAAGGTACTGATGGCTTACAAGGAATTATTGGCACTCAGGGAATCCAAGGCACTACTGGCAATCAAGGTTTAACCGGTGACACAGGCGCTCAAGGTACGCAAGGAACAACCGGAATTCAAGGAGAAACGGGCATCCAAGGCACAACTGGTTCCCAAGGATTAGATGGAATACAAGGCACTCAAGGCTCTACAGGAATTCAAGGTTTGACTGGTACCCAAGGTTTAACTGGTATTCAGGGAACCTTTGGAACTCAAGGAACAACAGGCGCTTTACCTACTTATACATTTAACGCACGCGTTGCGTCATATACGCTTGTACTTGGAGATGTAAACCAAATTGTAACTATGTCCGTTGGCTCTGCAAATAATTTAACAGTTCCATCAGGTGTATTTTCTACAGGTCAAGTTGTATACATACAACAAATTGGAGCAGGACAAACAACGGTTGTAGCAAGCGGTGTGACTATTACAAGTACACCGGGATTAAAATTGCGCGCTCAATACAGTTTTGCCTCTTTGATTTGCACAGGCACTAATACATTTACTTTAACGGGCGATTTGTCTGCATAATGACTCTAGCAACTGGAGTAGGGGCTTCTGCTACAAAAAGCGTACCAAACGCTCCAACAATAGGCACAGCAACAGGCGGAAATGCTAGTGCTACGGTCACATATACCGCACCTTTATACAATGGCAAATTACCAATTACAACTTTTACGGCAACATCAAGCCCTGGTTCATTAACAGGCACAGGTTCTTCACCAATAACAGTATCAGGATTAACAAATGGCACTGCATATACATTTACGGTAACAGCAACAAATGCGGTAGGAACTTCTGCACCTTCTGCCGCTTCTAATTCAGTAACGCCCGCAGCGCCTCTATCATCCGTTGATTATCTTGTTGTCGCAGGTGGCGGAAGTGGTGGTACGGGTAATAATAATCCAAGTTTAGCAAATGCTTGTGGGGGCGGGGGTGGTGCAGGGGGATATCGCACTGCTTCATTATCTATTTCTACGGGTGTTGCATATACAGTCACAGTAGGTGGTGGCGGCGCTACAAATGCAAATGGCAGTAATTCTGTATTTTCAACTATTACCTCAACAGGCGGAGGTTATGGAGGTAATTTGACAGGTGAAACTTACAACGGTGCTTCAGGCGGTTCAGGTGGCGCGGGTACTGCGCTTGCACAAGGATTATCAAAAACTACTGGTTCAGGAGCAAGCGGCACAGGTGGTCAAGGAAATTCAGGCGGCAATTCGGCAAATAATGGTGCTGGACAGAGAACTTTGGAAGGTGGAGGAGGTGGGGGCGCTAGTGCAAGCGGTCAAAATGGCGTAACAAGTGGGCGTTCAAATTATGGGGGTAATGGTGGAGATGGGTCAGCATCTTCAATTACGGGTTCTTCCGTCACTCGCGCAGGCGGAGGCGGAGGTTCTAGTTGGACAACCATAAATGATACTCAGGCTGTTGGTGGCGCAGGAGGTGGCGGTGCGGGAGCGTGGTTTACGGCGAGTTTAGGTTCGCCAAATGGCAGTGGAGTTAGCGGAAGTGCAAATACGGGAGGGGGAGGCGGGGGCGGAACATGGGATTCAGCAACAGGGGGTTCAGGGGGTTCAGGCATAGTTATTATTGCCTACGCTAATACTTTCCCTGCGGCAACAATTTCAGGTGGATTAACTTTTACGCAACCTACAAGAAGTGGATTTAGAGTTTATCAAATTACGGCGGGAACAGGCACGGTGACTTTTAACTAATGGCACATTACGCATTTTTAGATGAAAACAACATAGTGACTGAAGTTATTACTGGCATAGATGAAACTGAACTTATTGAAGGTTTAGACACCGAAACTTGGTATGGTAATTTTAGAGGCCAAGTTTGCAAGCGCACTTCATATTGGACTAGAGGCGGCGTTCATTATGGCGATGATGGTAGTCCTGCATTTCGCAAGAATTACGCTGGCATTGGATATGGTTTTGATGGCATTGGTTTTTTTGCACCGTCACCTTATCCTTCTTGGATTCTTGACTCAGAAACTTATTGGTGGATACCTCCAGTTCCATATCCAAATGACGGAAAAGATTATGTTTGGGATGAAGAAACTTTAAGTTGGGTAGAAGTTCAACCATAATCTAAAACTTAGTAAAGATTAACGCACCCACATCATTCCTACATCTGCAGTAGGGCGTAATCCTGCCTTTTGCCAACCGCTTTCTATCCACTCATCAGATGTTTCTTGATGCCATATAAGCATCTGATTTGTATTATTTTCTTGCAATAAAAACCAATCTTCCGGTTGTTCTAGGTGATTTACAATGTATTGCAGAGCAATTTGCCTGTATCCAAGAGCATATAAATAATCCATTTGTGCCTCATGCTCTGCCATAGTTTCAAATGTCCATTCCATAGCAAGGGTGTTGTACTTGCGTGTCATGCCGCGTAATACATGCCACTCTGCTCCCTCCACATCAATCTTTATTAAATCGGGTGGCCCAAATTTGTCAGCAAGGGTATCTAGGGTAATAGTTGTTGCTTTTATGGTGCGATATTCTTTACCACAGTAAGGCATCGTTTTATTGGTAAGCCAATCTTTATTCAAAGTGCTTAGTCCATCCTCTACACATTCATAAAACTCAACAAGTTGATAATCTGTATCACTTATTGCATAACGCAAAGGAGTTACACGAGGATTGTAAATAAAGTTTTTTATTAACTGCTCAAACACACGAGGTGCAGGCTCAACAGCGATAACATCATAGCCTTGTTGTAATGCAACTAATGTTGCATCCCCACGATTAGCGCCAATATCAAAGAACAGCACTTAGCCTCCCTAAATTTTCTTCTATAGCCTTTTGGTAATCAATAGGTAACTCCATTTGGCTTAATCTTATAAGCATTTCTTTACTCTCTTGTGGGCGACCCACCCAATAAGCGCTAATGGCTTTTTGGAACTCTAAACAATAACGCCCCGCATACATAACATCTACAGGTAACTCAGGCAGAGTTTCTGTACGCAATCCCATCTCAGCCCATGTATAAGCCTCTTGCCATTGTTGTGCTTTCTCATAAAAACGCGACAAAAGAAAATAACCCTCAGGGCGATAAGGCAAATATGACACAGCCTGTAACAAACAATTGCTTACGGTCCAGGCTCTATCTTTTTGGTCCTCAAAACAATGGGCTAACTTGCATAGGCTTGCATAAACCAAGGATGGGTTTTTGTCATAACCGTATTCTGCAGTTCGTAGGTAGAAAGACACGGCAGAAGCGCTTTGATGTAATTCTTCATATTTAACAGCAACTTTAAAATTAAGTTCAGGGCTAAAAGGCTTGTGTGATAATTCAATAATCAAATCTTCAATGTTCATAAGCCAAAGCCTCCAGTATCAAATCTTCTAGGACAAATTGTGGAACCTGTAAAATGAACGCCGCGTTATCTTGAAAACCGAAACTAACTAATAAATCATCACCCAAACGCGCCGCTCCTACACAAAACTCTACACGGGCATCAAGGAAACTAAAAGATTTACTTAGTCCAATAAAATTCATTTCTTTATCAAAAACTACAACGCGATGTTTATAGATAGCATCTTTTTGTTTTAAGTAATTTTTAAACAAATTAACCTCATGCGTTATAGATATGTAGACATTACCCCAAGGGATTACCTGACTAGAACCACGCTGGTCGGCAGGAGCGGCAGGGGTATGGCGCAAAAACACTTGTTCACATGTGCCCTCTTTCGGGTCTGCATAAACTACTTCAGTAGGCATGGTCCATTTAACAAAGTGAAATGGCTTATCAATAATAGGAACCCAATTCTTTTCACAGTAAGAACTATCAGGCGCAGGAGCAGGGATACGAACACGGCTCACCTCTTTAGCGCTCCATGCGTCTTTATCTAGTTCAATCTTGGAATACTCCATGCGCCCTTGTCCATTGGAAGTAGTATCGCGCCGCACTCCTACTAAGTAATAATCCCCTTTCCATTGCACAACGCGGCAATCTTCCTCTCCAACAAACTCCCATATAGGCTCTACATCAAATTCTGATGTGTCTACCTTGGTGTAATCAGTCATAACCAAATCTTTATTTACCCTACAAAGATAATTGGTTGTAATCAATCGCCTATCTTTTTCAGGGTGCAAATATGACAAAGGACCCCAACGGCTAGGAAATCGTTGGGTGTTTTCTGCATGGTAAAGCGTGTAATTAACATGGCGAAGATTTACCAATATGTCGCCATCATCATCTATAAAAATAGAAGGGTTCATAAGCCCTGTACCACTGGTCAAACCATGACTAATAACTAAGGGCGCTAATTTGCCCCCACCTAAAACTGCCTTCTGCACTAGATTCATGGCTTCACCTTATCACTGCAAAGAAGCGCAAAAATGGCTATCATTACAACACGCCCGATTCGCAAGGGGCAACAAAGGGAGATACACATGGGTCTGCGTGACCGTATCGCAAGAGTAATAGCAACAAGTGATGTAGAAAAATCGCCACGATTACCGGCGGGTTCAGTGGCAATGACGGAATCAGAAATGCGTAATCAGGCAGAAGCACTGACTATGCGCCAAACATACGGTAACTCTGTAGCCCTACCACGCGCACCATTTAGCGCCTCTGTTCCTTTTGGTCCTGGTCTACCGATTACTCCAGGCGCAATCAATCCCCTGCAAGACAATGGGCGACCACAACCAAGGCGCTATGAATATCAAGTAGCGCAAAACATAAATGTAACTGAAACACGCCTTGTACCTTTTAAGACATTACGAGCCGCCGCAGACTCTATTGACATTCTCCGTAGATGTATAGAAGTAACTAAGAACAAATTAAACGGTCTTGATTGGGATATTGTTCTAGGCAACGATGCTTCAGAAAAGATTGTTGCAGAATCAGGCGGCGACCATGTACGCGCTATGGCTCGCGCGCGCGAGAAATACACAGATGAAATAACACGCGTTCGTGAATTTTGGGAATCACCCGATAAAGCAAACGGACTGATTTGGAATGATTGGCTAAACATTGCTCTTGAGGACATTCTTGTAATTGATGCTTGGGCTGTATACCCACAACCAACAGTAGGCGGCGACTTATATGGATTTCAAATACTAGACGGCTCAACCATCAAACCTTTGATTGATGACCGTGGCATGCGCCCAATGCCACCAAACGCGGCGTTCCAACAGATACTTTATGGTTTCCCTCGTTCAGAATTTAGCGCAACAGATGAGGACCCAAAGGCAGACGGCGAATTTACGAGCGACCAACTTGCTTACATGGTCCGTAACCGTAGAAGCATTAGCGTTTATGGATATAGCCC